TTCCCGCGAAATCATCGACAGAGATGAAAGTTGAGTCGCTCGTTATGAACCTTGCAAAGTTCTTGTACTTTGGAAACTGATCAAAGACATATTTCTCGAAACCTGTCAGGCCATCCAGGAATGCCTGCACATCATTTGCTGTTCCATCAAATGGATAATTGTTGATGATCCTAGAGAAGGCAACGTTAACATTTGATTCTGCACTGTTGAAGAATGTATGATTCTCAAACCTTGAATAGTCTAAGGGAATTTGTTGCGTGCTTTTCAGCGGTGAACCAGGTGGGTCCAGCCGAAAGCTCTCTGTCGGGAATGATATTCCTTCTCCGATCGAATCAATAGTGACGTTTTGTACTGACTCGACACGCTTCGTCGTTGAACCTCTAGAGACAGCCGGCTCAAAAAGCGAAGTCAGATCATTGAAGTCTCTTTGGCTCATCAAACCACCTTGAAGACGGAGCGGCTATCAAGGACCTCTGTTTCTCCAGAGTCGATAACCTTGAACTCAAATGTGTATGCTCTATTCGGGAACAACGCAGACATGTCAAATTCAAAGTACAACCCATCACTGTCTGACGACATCCTCGTCCCGTTGTTTGATTCCATAAATGGGATGATGATCCTACCCGTTAAGACATCCTTGACGCGATAGTATGCCCTTTCAACAACCGTTGATCTCTCTCTAAATGCGAACTTTGAAGATTTCGGCTCTGCGCCAAAGTCTTGAACAAACACCCTCAGCTTCACAACTTCGCTACGACCATACTCAGGCATGAGATTTACGATCCTTGTCCTGACGTCTTTGGGGATCTGGTTGAAGCTAAAGCGCTGAGGCTTAGTGACAAGAAGTGAGCCAGTGTGATAGCCCAGACTCGTATCAAGCGACTGCCAATACGTATCAAATGTAATGCTGCCGCTATCCCTAACATAGTCTGAAATTGTTGTTGTTCCATTGACAACAGACGTATCAAAGCTTGTAATCGCAAATGAAGCTGAGTACACACCCGTGACGAAGATCCCTAGATCACCCGCTATAGAGTGTTGACTAGCAGTCAGAAATTTTGAGTATGATCCGGACACAATATTCACAAGCAGACTATCGGAGCCTGTGATGGATGTCAACGTAGACCCACTCTTGATTGCTGCCGGTCTTCCACGCTCAAATGAATTCAAGAAAATCGAACCACTCAAATCGAAGAAGAAGCTTTCATGATGATCAATGATCGTGTCATCGAAGCTTACCCTTAAAAGTGGCCTGTAGAACTGATTTCTTGCCTGGCTTGAACCGAAGCGCTTGACGAAGTAAGTCTTTTGATCACTCTCCTGGCTTCCCGTAAATGAAAGCCTGAATCCGTGATTCGTGAACTGGCCGGCTAATGAAGCTGAAACGAGTGACGTCACGTCGATTTTGAGATCTTCTGATCCTACAAACGCTTGCTTCATTTCAAAGTTATTTGTTGATACAAATCCCGCGATATTGCCACTAGCAAAGTAGTCTACAGACTCTGGGCCGTCAGATGAGCCTGATGCGTTTGCACCACCAGAAACCCAAAGTGTTGCTGTTCCACCAGAGAAGCTAGAAGAATAGTAGTTCGCAACATCGATGTCCCTGAATGCCGCAACATCTCTTCCGTTTCCTTCATCAAATGCGCGAGCAAGAGGATAAACGCTTAGCGTAAAATCCGTTGGAACAGCCTGGCCACCCATCACATCGAACAGAAGTAATTCTGCCTTGAAGCTTGAATTTGTGAAGTCAAGCTTTGACTGCGTTAGCGCATGAAGCGGCGAGTAGTCAAATTTGATGAGAGCTCTTGATAGTTCGACTTTGTCAGTTGAGTAAGGCTCATTTGCAGAACCCGTCAAAGTCGACTCATTGTAGAGCTTGAACATGTCAATTGTTCCAGCCCTTCCAACATTCGCATCAGAAGCAGAGAACTGATTATTGATGATCTTGTTCGTGATGTATGTATCAGAAGATGCTGTAAGGTTGAGTATCACAGGACGCTCCCGATGATGTCAGTATTTGGGAACTTGACTTCGAATATTGAATTTCTCGGAGGGACAATCACACCGTTCAAGAGATTTGCGTTCAGGTCAAAAACCTCACCTGAATATGAAACGTCATTGACTGTTCCAAAGAAGTTCCTAAACTTTAGGGTTGGAAGTGCCTGGACACCTGGAGTATTCAGGATCGAAAAGATGATGTCAGATTCAATAATGGGTTCACCAACTTGGAAATTTTGAGTTCTCAGCAAGACTTTCAAGTTGTTGATGACATTCGTGACAGTCACTATCTTATTTGCATTCGGCCGGACGCGGATCGTAAATTCAACACCAAAGTTGATTACTTTCGCGTCTTTAATCTCGATAGACTCGCTGACAAGTCTAAACTCATTGAGATATGATCTGAGATTCAGCTTGAGAGTATCGCTTGCCGGTGCAAGCTTTCCAGCTGAATCCTTGCAGATAATGTAGAGATCACTTGACAAGTTGTTGTCACCGCTCGGGGAAACGCCAGCCCTAAAGACACGGCCAAACTGTGCAGGTAAAGTATAGACCCTTGCTAGAAGATCCTCTCTTGTCACGATTCTGTTCTGCGAGTTTACAGCAGAAGGAATTTTCGCCCTTAGCTCCTCAACAGTGAGTGCATCATCACCGCCGGTTGCAGGATTGGGATTCGTAACTGTTGCGTTTGCGCGAATCCTTGTCACTGCAGCGGCAGTCGCGGAAGACGGAAAAATTGTTTGAAGTGAGCTAACACCTGTGATCGTATTTGCTGCAACGTTCGTATTCAGTCCGCCACCTGAAAGATACGTGATCGTCAGTGTTGTTCCTCTGGGTGATACACCGAGAGAGTTTGATTCAAGCAAGTTCTTTGGATCTATTGAGAACTTCTTGAATGTTGTCGTTCCAACGAGAGGAAGTGCAAGGTCCGCAGGATCTGATAGGACGTCGTCCTGCACGGCTTTTCCGTCTCCTGACCCGAACCTCAATGTTGTCAGCCTTGTTGTCAAGCTTGTTGTCGTTGTGAACCGATACGGAGCAGCAATAATTTCTAGGTTTGAGGAAGCGAATGATCCGTCAAGGGGTCGGTCTGTCGAGACAGCCTTAAAAACGTTGTCTTGACTGAGGTCATCAACCTCGTAGTAGTCATTTCCGTCAGAATCGAAGACCCCGATAATCGATGAAACGTCTGCATTTGCTAGGGCGACTGTTCTGAATGGGATGAAGGTATTTGAGATTGAGACGTTCTCTGTTATCAGGCTTCCTGCAGCAACAGGAATTTGTCTCGTAATGTTGAATGTCGCGGGTGACCCGTCTGCATTAACTGTTGCGACCTCAACAGTTCCGAGGAGTTGACCGATGAAGTCAGTCTTTGCAAAGTCAACATCTTCAAGAGTAACGAATGTTGCGCCTCCGCCAGTAAACTCTGTCCCAATCAGGACTTTCGGAAGCTGGGTAGTATCAGGAACAACAAGGCCAGTTGATTGTGTAGTTCCGTCAACGGTGATCGTAAAGTTTACATTCGTGGATGCAGGCGACTTTCCTCTAACCTTCACACCAGCATTTCTGAGGTGGTTCTCAATGTTGATGAGTTCTGTTGCCCTTGTGTAGTCTAGCTCATTAAACTGATGATCCATATAAAAAGACATGGTATCACCAACGAAAGCCGCAAGATCAACGAGAAGTCCACCCAATGATGCCTCAGAGAAGTCTTGGATCTTGTCAGGAAAGAAGATCCTTGCGTACTCAATTAGCTGCGCCCTGAACCCGTCAAAGTCACGGGCAAGGTAGTTTCTTTGAATTGCATTTCTAAATTTCTGTGCCACTATCCACCCGCGTGTAAGATGACTTCGATCTTCTGATCAAGCGCATTTAGCTTTGGAATGGAATAAGTAATCCTCACACCTGTCATCGACAGGTCTTGTTCGGATGCACCCAGAGTAAATGGCTCGAATGTTTGAGGCTCAATAAATGGCATGTACTTTCTAACCGCTGATGAGATTCTTCTGATTGCCTCCGCATCAAAATCTTCAGACCCAAGGTTGAAAAGAAGCGGGCCTAAATTTGCGCCGAAGTCGTAAAGGCCGACTCTTTCACCATGGTTTGTGAGTAGAAGGTTCTTGAAGTTGTCTTTGATGTTGTCCAAAGCAACAGTATGCATCTCGAAAAGGCCTTCACCAGTTGAAAATTGCACCGGTGTTTTGATGCCAATTGGAGGTCTTCTTACGGTGATCTCTCTTTGTTCTGTTGCTTCTTGGCTTGTCTGACCGACAGACTTGAAGCTGTAGACTTTTCGATTACCAGAAGGCACATTTCACCTCATCCATAAATATGCGGATCGTGAAGTGCTCCGCCTAAGACCATGGAACTGCAGGGCCCCCGGCAGAGGGTGTAGCTTGTCCCGTTAAGAACCAAGCATAAATTAGAGCACCTATTGCTGATTTTGCAGCCTCAGAATCAGGGTATAACACCTCTGCCGGAAACACTATCTCAGAAAACGGTGTTGCCGGTGGAACACCGACAAAAGCTGGTAACATTCCGCCTGCGACCGTTGCAGCAAATGCTGCAAGCGCAGCATCAAAAGTTGCAGCGGCATCAGTTGATGTTTGAAAAGTTGCAGTTAACGACGCTTGAAGAGCAGACTTTGCAACTTCGACAGTCAATGAAACCTGCGTTAGTGTGAGAGCATAATTGCCCAATGACGTTGCCCATTTTTCAGCTGCCTCCTCGGCGCTCGAAGGAGGATCGTCAAAGAAGCTTAAATCAGGGCCTGTCGGATCTAACGGCATTATTTGACTCTTCCGACTTCACTGAATGATGCATCGAAGCCTCGAGGAAATACTTGAGGTCCGTCTGCAGCAACTGGAGGCCCTGTTGGACCGACAGCAGTTGGGTGCGTGTGGCCATCAAGCTTATCTACCAGAGCGTTTAGCTTTTCCTCGAGTGTCTCACCCTTAACAAGGTGATCAGCACTAGAATCGTTCCCAATCAAGACCTGTGTATCATCAGTATCGCCCGTTCCGATTGAAACCTTTGGGCCGCTGATAAGAATAGAACCGTCGGGCTGAATTACGATAACTGCCTTATCTTCACCTTCCTCACCTTCTTTAACAATCTTGATGCTACCGTTGATGTCGTTGTCACCATCTTTTCTTGCAACAATTCTGATTTCATCTGATTTGACAATCACGAAAGGTGACTGCTCGACAGCGGAAACATCTGTTCCATCGATGCTAGGGAATTCCAGCCCAAGCTTTGCGTCACCATCAGTGTTCATTGAAACGTAAACTCGGCTGGAATCACGGACAAAGTCAGGATCCCCCTCTGTCGGGTTCAAGAAGAACTTATCTGTCTCAGTCTCGCCTCTAGCGTTATCGACAGACTTTGGTGATGTATTCGAAGGATCCGATCCTGGATCTGCAAGAAAACGTCCGCGACCGGCAACTACGTCG